GGTGAGTGATGGCGTCATTTTTGGAACAACCAATTTTAAACTTTTCTGGGTGACAAATAATACGGGTCAATTTGGTGTAAATGCAGATCCCCCCAGAATAACAGACGGGACAACTTGGGTTGATTTTTATCATGATGTCAATCCTGCACTAAGTGCATGGGCGCAAATAGATGCAACGCCTACCTATTTAACTAATTGGTTGGCTATGCTTCCTTTTAGAGGAAGAATGGTTGTTTTCAATACTTGGGAAGGTGCTAATGCCACCGGATCTCTCAATTACCGCCAAAGAATTAGATGGTCAACAATTGGAAACCCATTTATAGCTTATACTGCAGGGCCACCCGCAGCGGGATCCTGGCGCGATGATATAAGAGGACAAGGGGGATTTCTTGACATTCCAACGGCTGAAGATATTATTTCGGTTGGTTTTGTTAGGGATAACCTGGTTATTTTTTGCGAGCGTTCTACATGGCAGCTACGTTATACAGGACGCTCTATCGCTCCTTTCCAGATCGAAAAAGTAAATAGCGAAAATGGTGCTGAAGGTCCTTTCTCATTAATCCAATTTGACACATCGATTCTTGCTATTGGAGATAAAGGTATTATTGAATGTGATAGCTATAAAGCCGAAAGAATAGATATCAAAATTCCGGATCTAGTATTTTCATTTGAAAGCACTAATAACGGAGTATTTAGAGTCCAAGGAGCCAGAAACTTTATCACTCGTTTAGCTTTTTGGACGTTTCCCTCTGCTGCTGCAAATCCTGATGGTACAGGTAATGTAATATTCCCAAATCAAAGATTGGTTTACAACTATGAAAATGATTCATGGGCGATATTCAATGATTCACTAACCGCTCTAGGAAATTACCAGCCAACCGGAGGTCAAAGATGGATAGATATTCATAAGCCTTGGATTGAATGTAATTTTTCATGGATTGGTAGCGCACCTTCTGAAATCCCTTTAATAGTAGGAGGAAATCAGCAAGGATTTATAGAAATTCTAGATAAATATACCGTCAATGATCCTAGCCTTTATATCTCGGCAATCACAGCGAATACGACAACGCCGACAGTTATCACTTCCCCTAATCATAATATGCAAACTGGATTCATAATAGGAATCAGTGGGATTCCGACAGCTACAGCCTTTGCAAACTTGAACGGGGGAATTTTCGGAATTAATGTAACTGGTGTTAATACATTTCAGCTATTCACATATAATGCTACTGAAGATGTGTTTAACACTCCTCAATTAGATGTGCCAACAACTGCCTATGTAGGAGGGGGACTTATAAATATTAGAGAGAACTTTAGTATTATAAGCAAGAAATTCAACTTCCTCGATGAAGGTCAAAATATTCAAATGGGTTATATTGATATTCTTATGTCTGCAACGGGTAATGATAATCCAGGAGCCATTAGTTTAAACGTCTATTTAAATTATGATGATGTAAACCCTTCAAATATATTACCTAATAATGTAATAGACAATGGAAACGAACCAGACGAACCAGATACGTTTTTTAATACTACTATCCCAACAACACCGTCTATTTATGCAGTGGCTCCAGAAGGGTCAAAGTTTTGGCAAAGGGTTTATTGTGCAACTAGAGCCAACTTTTTAACTTTGGAATATAATTTTTCAAATTTGCAAATGAGCGGTTTGGAGCAAGAACAGGATGTACAAATTGATGGCCAAGTGTTATGGCTCAGAAAAGCCGGGCGCATGTCCCAATTCTAAATAATTAAAGGAGAATGACTTATGGCATTTCAGCCGTCGATTCCAACCGGGTTGGTGAACCTAGATGTAGATTATCAGAATTTGCAAAATAACTTTGCAGCTTTAGATAATGTGTTTGGGGTAGATCATACTAAATTTAGCAATGCAACAGCACAAAAAGGATATCACACCGCTATTCATTTGATACCACAGGCTCCTCCTGCTGCTACGGCTGGTTATGGTCAGATATTTAGCCAATCCCTTAATGATGGGATAAATACTGATACAGAATTGTTTTTCTTAACAGGCGGAAATCGTCTCCTTCAATTGACTCGAAACTTTGTTCCAGTTAAGAATAATAATGGCTATACGTTTCTACCTGGTGGCTTGATTATGCAATGGGGATTTTCTACGGCTGTTACAAGTTCTGCTGGTAATACTATCAATTATCCAATTGCATTTCCAAATGCAATTTATAATGTTTCAGCAACTGTTCAAACAAGTGATAATAGTACAATTCGATTTAGCATTTTGGGAAATCCAACTCTAACAAATTTTTCAACAACCCAAACAAGTAGTTCAAAATTTACAAGACTTTACTGGACGGCCATAGGATCATGACAATATCAATAGATAGTCAAAACTTTGATAGTTTCGTACCTGTATATGATGCAGTACCAGAGAAATGGGAAGAAGCTAGACCGTTTTTAGTTGAGCAGCTTAAGAAAATATCCAATGGGGTTAACTCTAGAGTAATTGGATTTTATATAGATCAAGAGGTGCTAACTGGAAAAGCCTTTATTCCAGGATTGAATAATATTGCAGATGGTGGAACATCACAAACTTTTAGATCAGTTTTTAGAATAGTAGTTAGCGTTGGGCCTTTGATTAATGGAGTGAATCCACCTAAACCACATGGTGTTGTTTTTGATGCTAATTTGACCTCAATTGATTCATGGGTAGAAGCAACAAACTCAACAACTTTTAACGCTGTTACTTTGGTCTATCCAAATTTACAAATAAGCGGCCCTAATATTTTGATAACCTCACCAGGTGTATTTGATAGAGCCTATCTCATCTGGGAATACACACAGGAGCCTTGATTATGCCAGGATTTTTCAAATCAATCGGGAACTTTTTCACTGGTACACCCGAGAAAAGAGAGAATGTTTCTACTCTTCGACCAGAGCAAGAAGGCTTGTTTAATCAATTACAGCAAGCAGGTCAAGGGCCTGGAGCAGGAGGAGCATTTGGAACATCAGCCGATTACTATCGCAATCTTTTAGGTGATAACAGCGCAGATTTCAATTCTTTTGCAGCTCCTCAAATGCGACAATATAACGAAGATATTATGCCTGGTATTGCAGAACAATACGCAACTGGAGGAGGAGGACAAGGTAGTTTCTCAAGTTCTGGCTTTCGAAATGCACAAGTACAAGGGGCAACAGACCTTGCCGAAAGACTAGGAGCCATAAGAGCTAATTTGCGCCAGTCAGGAGCACAAGGATTGCAAAATATAGGTCAAGCTGGATTGCAAAACTTTAGTCAGAATATGGTCACTCAACCAGGATCTGAAGGTTTCTTGTCAAATATAGCCCCAGCAATTGGAACTGCATTAGGCTCATTTGGAGGCCCACTGGGAGCAGCAGCGGGAGGAATGGCGGGAAACTGGCTTAAAAACTCTTTTGGGGGCAACAAGGTGGGTCAGAATTCTTTGCCTAATTTCCAAAGTGCTAGCCCTCAATCAAACAATGGTTTTAATAGCAGTCTTCCAATTTCATATGGACAGAGGTAAAAATGGCGCAATATGTGAAACAAGCAAATATTTTTGGCCGTATTGGTTCCGGAATTGGTAAAGGACTTGGTGAGCAAATACCGAAAGAAGTCGAAAGAAATCGATTAGCCACAGGACTAAAAGAATTAGGCGAACAAAAGGGATTAAGTCCTTTTCAGCAATTCGCCGGTTTAGTTGGCGTAGCTCATGAGCATCCTCAAGTGGTTCAAAGTGGTGAGAGAATATTGAATCAACAAAATTATTTAAATGCGTTGAAGAATCAATATGAAGGACAAGGCCAACAACAAGGAAAAAAAGGATATGTTCCAAATCAAGAAGAAATAAATAAGCCTATTCGAGGAGAACTTTCTACTTTAGCAACACCAGAAGATACCGCTGAATCTTATAAATCTTTTATTCCGCCGACGGAACAGGAAGAAAGACGAGATGCTTATGAAAATTTTCAAAAAAATCCTGCAAGATACAATTATGATTTTAACGAAGCATTAAATGAAAGAAAATCAGTAACTCAAAGAAATCAAGAAATTCAAAAAGCTCATCAAACTCAAGAAGCGACAGCAGTAGGAAAAGAAGAAAAAGTTAAAACAGGACTTAAAGCAGAAGTGGATAAATTGGGTTTAGGTAATGTTCCACCAAAAGCATATCAAAAATTTGAAGAAAAAGTTTTAAATTCCGTTCGATCAAAAAAAGACGGAGGAGAAGGTTTAACTCAAGAACAGGCCATAAAGAAACATTCAATATCACTAGATGATGCAAATAGAAATTATTTAGATTTAGGTGCTTTAAGCGCATGGTCACCAAGAGCATTTAATGCACAAGTAAATTCCTTGCAAAAAGAATTTGCTTCTCGTGGCGATTTACCTTTAATGATGGATCAATTGATTGCAGATTATAATATTTCCCCAGCATATGCGGCTCATAGAACATATCCAATTAAAAACGGAGAAATTAAAACACTAAATAATTTAGGTATTAAAGTTGGTGGGCCTTCAATTGGTGGAGTTTCTTTAGCTCCAGTTAATGATAGCGTATATGAAAAATTGAAAAATGAAATGGGCAAAACACATAGTCCTTTATCTATTGAATTTGAATTGCAAGAAAAAGGTTATGATCCAATAGGATGGCGTAGATATTTAAATAATCATAGGGACAATTTAGAAGGTTGGCAAATCGATCAACTTAACAAAGGTACTAGTGTTTTGAATTTAACAGATAAATGGCTGCATGCCTGGGAGTAAAAAATGAATCCATATGAGAAAACAGCTCAAGAAATGAAAAGGCAAGCACAAGGACCGAAAAGATTCGCTCAAACTGCTTTAAGTATAGGAAGCACTTTAGGAGTAGCATCTTTTGCGCCTGTTTTAGCTAAAGCAGCACCCTTTCTCAGTCAATATATACCTGAAAATCTGGCCATAAAAGGATTATCCAAAATAAGCCCAAAAATGGGAAAATTTGTAAGTGATGCTTTAAATTCTGGTTATGATTTTGGGGAAGTAAAAAATTTCATTGGCGATCAAATAAAGGAATCTCAAACAGAACAACCAAAAGAAAAACGCAACATCATAGAGCAATATTCTCCTGAACTTCATTCCTTCATAGATCAAGAAATTAAGAAAGGCAGAAATCCAATAGAAGCGGGTGCTCTTGCTCAAAACGATAAACGTTTTTCTGAAATAATTAAAAAGCTCTCAAAAGATCATAAAACGCCTTGGTCTAATATTCTTCAAGGCATCTATGGAAATGGTCAAACTGCACAACCACAACAGCAAGCATCACAGCAACCAGGACAGTCCCAACAAGGTGGAAGCGATAAATGGGGTACTATAGCCCAAACACTTAAAAGCATTTTGGAAAGCTAATGAATGAGCAGCGCATACAACAGCTTAAAGACCAACTTAGGCAGCTTATGCAGCAGATTACCGATATTGGTGAAGAACCACCCGAAGAAATTCAAGATCTATTACTTCAAGTAATGCAGAAGATTGGTAGTGAGATCATGCAATTAAGATCTCAAGAAAGCCCAGCCGAAGGGATTCAACCAAGTGCTGGAAAAAATCAAACTCCTGAAAGTCCATTTGCATCTTCAAATGTAAATTCATTTGGATATGATCCTAAAAATCAGAAGCTATTTGTTAAATTTCAAGGAAAATATCCTGCACAAAATGGGCCTGTATATAGTTATGGTGGAGTACCTCAGAATATCTTTGATATATTTAGAAAAGGGGCTATCCCTGCGAAAACTAATGGACATAATGCTTGGGGTGAATGGTTCAAAGGAAAAACGCCTTCACTTGGCGCAGCGATGCATTGGCTTATTAAGGGTGGTGGATTTCCATATCAGAAATTGTCTTAATATTTTCTTTCATATTTTCCCTGTATTTTTCTGATATAATATGTTCATTAAGTTTGTCTATACTTTTTTCCAATCTCAATATTTTCTTAGATAAAGAATCTTCAGAAGCAAAAATTAAAAGGAATAATATAAAAAAACCAATTGCAAAAACAAATTCTCCCATCATTCAGCCTTTTTCTGTTTTGAATCATATTTAATCTGACAACCATCCATCATTGAAATACTGCCTTCCATTCTAGCTAAACGAGTGTTGATATCATCAAACTTTAAAGTAAATTTTTCATCCAATTTGTCAAATCGAGAATTTAAGTGTCTAAGAATCCAAAATGTAATTGCAAATCCTGAACACATCATAGTCATTAAAATATGCATATCGGTCATATATATACTCCTTGTTTCATTCATCATACTCAATCATGAAGATTCCTGCAAAATAAAACGAAAAGACTAGTCATTAAATTTAATATTTGATAAGTAGAAATTAGCGTAGGGTGAATTCGCAATTCATGGGCTGTTATACGAGATCGCCGCCGTATAGTTAGAACTTTAGAAAAATTTTTCTTATTAACTCTATGGAGGCTTTTATATGACCGCAGCTCTAGGCAACACAGCTCAAGGAACACCGTTTGCAACAGGCGTAGACGCTTATGTTTACCCTCAATTTATTGGATATGCTCTAAGAGCACCCACCACTCAAGACATTCTCAATCCAGGTACAAGATGGCAAGATAATAGCGTTAATCCTGCTAAGATTTACGAAACTACTGGCGCAGGTATTTGGAACCAGGCTGGTGGTCAACTCGCTACTACTACTTCCCAAGGTACTGTTTTTCTTGCAACTCTTGCACAAACTGAATCAGGCGGCGCGCCAAGCTCTGCTTATGTATCATCAGCAAATGACGTAGCAACCGCATTAGCAAGTATCGTCGTTGGTGCTGGTGTTCCAGCTACAACAGTACAACAAGGTTATGTATTTCTAGCTACAAATGCGCAAGCAGTAGCCGGCCTTTTAACCACAAATTACGCAATCAATCCGGCATCACTTGCCGCCGTTTTTGCTGCTCCTCCAGCTACAGGATCGACCACACCAGCAGCCGGAACATTCACTTCATTAACAGCCGTTGGAACAGTTAGTTTAAATGCTTCAGGGACTGCCACAACTACAATCGGCGGGTCGACTGGAGCCATCACTATAGCAACGGGAACCGGAAACTTCTCATTAACTGGAGGAGGTAACACTGTCGGAATCGCCAATGATGCCGCCGCCAATCTCGTGACCCTTGGAAGTTCTACAGGGGCTGCCAGTTTGACTCTAAAAGCCGGGACAGGAAACTTTGTATTTACATCAGCAGCTACCACAACAGCCACAATGTTTGCGGCTATGACCAGTGGAACCGTGGCCATCGGGGGAACAGCACAAACTGGTACTATGACTTTTGGTAATAGTTCCGGAACTAATACAACTCAATTAGGCGTTGGAAATGGAGCGAATACAACCAATATATCAACCGGAGTAGGGGGAAATACTTTACATCTAGCTGATGGGGCCGGCACAAACACTATAACGATGGGTTCAGGGGCTTCTGTAAACACAATCACGATCGGTTCGGTCACTTCGACAAGTGCCACAACCATTCTCACAGGATCTACAGGGCTAACAATTGATGGTGCTGCGGCTGCAAATATGAATTTTGGAGCTAGTTTAACCACTGGAATTATAACAATTGGAGGAACTGCCGGAACTGGAAATATCGTTCTCGGTTCAACATCTGGAGCTAGCCAATCCGTTTTAATTGCCAATGGAGCCGGAGCGACTGGAATCGTTTCAATCGGTAACGTTACAACTGCCGGTATGACTATTAACTTGGCAGGAGCTGCATCAATTGCGACTGCTAATGCAGTTAATATCATGAACGGTGCAACCCCTGCAGCAAACCAAACATTAAACGTCATGGCTGGTGT